CCTCCTTTTGGGGTCCCTGGAACTGCGCCACCCGATGGTGTTCCCATAGAATTAGGCGCAAAAGCTCCCATTTCCTTATCTAATAATGCGCCATAAAATTTTTGCTCTTGTGATCCTGGCTTTGCTGAGTTATAAGCATTTAAAAGTTCTGCGTGAGGCCCCATTCTTGTTTTATTAGCTTCAGCATAAGATGCAGATGCTCTTGCTCTTGCAGCACCAGCTTCTGCATAGCTCAATCCAGTTTTTGCCTGAATTTCTTTAATTGTTGCGCCCTGCTTTGCAAGCTCCATAGCCTGCAGCTGAGGGTAATATTGAATATCTGTTTGATTTTTTGTGTTAGCAGCTTGAATATCGCTCGCCAAAGTACCTTGACGTTTCTGTGATTCTAAATTTTGATTTCTTGCTTGAGCAGCCCTGAATTTATTTTCATAATGCTTTCCAAGAACATCATATATTCCGCGCGCCGTATCAATTGCAGTTGCCATGGCAGTAGGATGCTCAGGCAGTAAAGCATGACTTGGCTCGACCGATAATATACCTCGTCTTTCCATTCCCATTAGTAAGCCTGCCCTGAAGTTTGTTGGCCTTGATATTTTCCTGCTGCAGGGCCATTACCAAATGAGCTGCCAGCCGCAGCACCAGCTTTACCGCCCTCAGGACCGCCAAAATATGTGCCCAAAACTGCGCCAAAAGCCCCCGCAACTTCTCCTTTTAATGCAGAATCTCTGGCAGCCATTGCAGCTCTATTTCTGTCATTTGTTTCGTTTTCTCCCATCAATCCTTTGAGATATCCACCCGCCGATTCTTGCTCTAAAGCGTCCTGCATTCCTCCAGCCCTTAGACCAAAATCCTGCAATGTATTCATGCCGCCAAGCGCCTGACCATAAACACCAAGCCCACGATTGACATATTCACCTTCAAATTGGCCGGTATTCTTTGTAAGTTCCTGCATAAGTGCGCGATTAGCTGCACCGCTTCCAAGCATCCCAGTATTGGCAGAGTTGTAGTTAAGCCTCTTGGTAACCATGTCATTGATGTATTTAGCGTAGGGAGATTCTGAATATCCTGATGCGATCTGATCTTGTATTGCATTTGGATTTGCTAAATCTCTTTGATATGCATTAAAAGCCTGTTGGCCTGCCTGATCTCCACGCTGAAAATATCCATTATATTTTTGTTTTTCTGCTTCCATTTTCCGAGCATATTCATCGAAAGCATCCTTATTTGAGGTATAAGGATTAGTTTTATCTTTGTCAAAGAATCCCAAAGGATCAAGGAACCCTCCAGTTGGATCTTCTAAGTTTAGAGCCATAACTTTTACACCATCATAAATGTTTTAATGACGAGATTTCCGCCAATCATTACAGCACCTTGAAACAATCCTGTATCATTGTTGAAATGTATTTTTCCAATATTTTCATTTCCACTTATATTGTTTACTTGATTCTGAGATAAAAATGTTTGCTGAACTCCATTATTGAAATTCTGCTGCAACCATGAATTAAGCGCCGTTAAATGCTTGTGCATATCATCAACATTAGCTTTTGTTGGAGGTTGAGGAATATTAACTGGTTGCATATCAGCCACTAGATGTTCCTCCGCTCAAGTAATACCATAAAGGAAATGGAGAGGCTGACCTAGAATCTGGACGACCAAGAACGCACTCAGGTTTAGCAGTTAAGTCAATATTCTTCTTGCTTAAAAGAGTATTGTATAACTGTGTTCTAAGTAATTCTTTCTTTCCATCCCATGCAACTCCAAATTCTGCGGCTATCCTAAAAGCAACTTCAAAAGTTAAAGCATCCCTCATAAATGTAGGCATATTTGCTGGTACATCATCAAATTCACCAAGATTTGCTACATTTATTCTTCCCTCAACAATAAATTGATATACAGGATTAGAGGGATACGGATAAATATCTATATTTTGAGTAAGTTGATCGTAATAATAAATCTCAGGATAACCCACTAAATTCTGTACACTTTTTTGCTCTCTGAATTCTCTTATTGTTCTATATCCCAATACAGTAGAGACTTCATTGATAACGTAAGAAACACTATCTACTTCTGTAAAAGTTGTAGCTAAAAGGTTGTCAACATTATTGAAAGTTACTCGACTAACGTAAGGGACAAGATCGCGCCATGAATCAAGAACATTGTTCATCTCATTAAGCGCGACCAACTTATAGTGAGGCTCTATAATTCTTTGGAATGCTCTATCCTGCACAGACTTATAAATTGCATCGGTAAGTATTTGCAGGACTTTCATTGATTCCCTTAGCTGTAGGAATTAACAAAAAATACAATGCCGTCAAGTGAAATTACATCACCTATTGAGCCTGCAATCGATAATTCACCAGCAATGTTAGGGCTAGCAGAACCTAAAACTAAAACAGCCGTAGCTTCAGCAATTAAACCGCCTCCTGTTATCAAAATAGCAGAGGAGTTGTCATAACCTTCACCTGGTGATGTAACACCAATAGAGCGAACAGCCCAATTAACATTAAATGAAGCGCCCGTTCCTGAGCCTGAAGTTGACGCCTGAGATAGGGGTGAAGTTGGTAGTGTTCCCGTGTATGAACCACCTTGCGTAACCGTAAAAGCTTCAACCAAATCAATTCCCATAACTACACTCAAAGCTGCACCCGTAAGTCCTGCACCTGTAACTGGCTCGTTGGTTAAAACTGTTGGATTAACCGTGTAAATACCATGAGTTAGAATAGACAAGACAGCAGTAATTGCGCCACCAGCTACAGTGACGCTTGCTGTGAATTTTGTTCCAGTTCCGGTTGTCCCCGTAACTGTTTGCGTTCCGTTAGTGCCTCCTGTTCCGCCTGCTTCAACCGTTGCTGACATAACTTTAGTTTCAAGAATTGTTACAACTGCAGGTGTTCCAGTGCCGCCTGCTAATGTAACGGTGTCATTCGGGGCATAACTTCCACTACCTGATTGTGCAGTATTAATTGCGGGAGTACCAAAAACAGCTTTATAAACAGGAACAAATACAGCACCTTCACCGTTACCCGTAGTAGAAACTGTAGGAGTTGAAGCGTATTCACCTTGAAATGTAACATTTACACCAATAACCCCTGCTGTCGCTGATGCCAACGTAATAACAGTATTAGAATAAACTCCGCTTGAATTTTCTGTTACTGCACCAATAGAAATATCGTTAGCTAAAGATAAAAAAGCAGGCAACGTAAATAATTCAGTTCCAGCTGATGTAGAGCCATTCAATGATATGCTACCAGTTAAATATGCGCGGCCAGAACCATCTAAAGATATCTGAGGCGTTACAATCTCAGTACAAGCTAAGGTATTTAAAGATAAATTAATTGCATTTTGCTGCATCTGCTTAAACAAAAGAGATGAAGTCAAATAATTGTTATCATTTGGCGTTATGTGAAATGACATGGCGATACTCCTAATCTTTAAAGTGGGGGCGCATGACGCCCCCGATTAAATTTACTTACTGTGGCAAGCTAGGAACGCTAAGCACATAAGGTGCGAAGGCTTGTTTTCCTACCAAACAATACGTACGGTAATTATTTGAAAGTTCTAATGCAGCACCTTGCATAACAACGTGCACGGGGAAAGACTTTCCGCCTTTAGCAGATCGATTCTCTGTCTGTGAATTTACTGCGCCGTAGATTGGAGGCATACGCAAAGGAACAACGCTTAATCCGCTCTTCGTGTACATATAATTTTGGTTATATGTAGGAAAAACAAAAACATTTGCACCATTAGCAGGTAAAGACACAACGTTTTGGTGCTCACCAGATGCCATTAAAGGAAATGGTACGGTAAATGTTACATTTCCAGCGCCGTCACCGTTAGCGTCAGCAGTAACTTTGCATACCAAACGGTATGGAATTTGGTTGTGACCAATCTGGTTTACCAAATAAACTGAAGGAATAGAAACCATATCACCTTCAAGTAAAAGCACACCAGTAGTTGCAGGTACGCCAGTCAACGTGATCTGTGTACCGTTAGCAGATACATTACTCACAGTAATTGGACTACCATAAGAAGCTAAAGGACCAGCTACATGAGATTCCAAGAACTCTGAGTGGAATAAATCCATACCAGCCAATCTACCTTTATCAGCACTTCCGCCAACATAAGCAGAATCAGTGATTTTTTTGTTGATTGCAGGGTTAAACATGTTTTGCAAAGATGCAGCAACCGCTTGAGCATCCGTAAGATTCATGATTAACGTTCTTTCATTGCGCTTTAAATTCAGGTAAGTCGCCATAGTGTTAATACTTGCGATTGAGTTCCAGTTATTTAAAGGCTGTAATTTGGTGATCTCATCAATTGGAGTTAGATAAGAATTAATTAACAAAGAGTTAATGCAATCTGTTTCAACGGTTTCAGCTAATTGTTGATAAGCAGGATAGCCGTAATTATCGACAACCGCCTCTTCATCTTTCTTTGTTAATGCTTTATCAGATGGCAAAATATTGAAGAGATATTCATCTGAGTTTAAGTTTCTTGTAACTGAAACGATGTCGTTTTCAGTGATTGTGTACGGGATAACTAAATCTTGGATAGGAGTTGCAGTTACTGATAAGCCACGCTCAGCTGCCGGATTCCCAGGAATTTTGATATTGATTGTTCCACCTGTTGCATATTCTTTCTGTTCAAAATCTCCCACATATTCTTTATTCGCTGTATTGTAAAATACGTTAGTAAGCTCAAAGAACTCAGTGGTGGATTTTGCAATAAGATTTGAAACTATTTGTTCGTTAGACATGATTCATCCTCGCAAGGAAAGCGTTAAAATAAGTGATTTTTTGCAGCAGTTTGAAACTCGCTTATTTAACGTCCTAGGAGGACGACCCGCAGGTCGCATAGTTAAAGTCTATGGAAGACTCATTCGAATTTTTATGAATACAGAACGCATAGTTAAAGTCTATGGAAGACTAACAAAAATATATTATAATTATTATTAATTGTCAACACTATTTGTACTTATCTTTAATATAATTTGAAATATTGAATTCTTCTGCTTCTCCAACA